TAAGAGGATCAGCATTATCATCTGAATTAACAGGAACATATACAATTACAGTTGGAGGTGGTGGTGCAACTGCTTCATATTGTAATGGTGCAAACGGTAGTGTTTCAACTTTTTCAACAATTACATCTGCTGGTGGTGGAGGTGGCGGATCTGTTTGTTCTCCAGGACCAGGAGTAGGATCAGATGGTGGTTCTGGTGGTGGTGGAGGTGCGGGTTATCCTGGCTCTGACTCAAGAGCTGGAGGTTCTGGTAATACTCCACCTGTAAGCCCACCACAAGGTAATGGTGGTGGTACAGGTTATGGTGGTCCATGTCAAAGTAATAGAACTGGTGGTGGAGGTGGTGGTGCAACTGCTGCTGGTGCTAATGGTGGACCAGGAGGTGGACCTTTCCCAGGACCAACTGTTGGAGGACCAGGAGGTGCAGGCGCACCCAATACGATTTTAGGTCCTGACTCATCATATGCTGGAGGTGGTGGTGGATCATCTGGTTATATTGGTGGACCTAATCCTTCTTCTACTGCTGCCTCTGGTGGTGCTGGTGGTGGTGGTAATAGTGGTGTAGGAGAACCTCACCCTGGTGGTACTGCTGGACAAAATGGTACTGCAAATACTGGTGGAGGTGGTGGTGCTTCTAACAATAACACTGGTGGTAATGGTGGTTCAGGTATTGTGGTTCTTCGAGGACCAAGTGCTCTTGCATTTTCTGGTAGTCCTTGTTGTGCATTTACAGCATCAACACACCCTGGTGGAGATAAAATTGCTAAATTTACTGCTTCTGGTACATTAACGGTAACTATGGCGTAATAAGCTTTACACGGTATTATAAATATGTTATAATACAAATAGATTATAAAAGAAGGTGATCTTAAATGAACTTAACAAATTATTATTGGTTTTTTCCATCAGCAATTCCAGAGCGTATTTGTGATGATATTGCTCGTTATGGAAAACAAATACAAGATCAAATGGCTGTGACTGGTGGTTATGGCAAAGATCCTAAAGATTTATCTAAAAAAGAAATAAAAGATTTAAAAAGAAAAAGAGACTCAAATATTGTTTGGATGAATGATAGATGGATTTATAAAGAAATACATCCATATATAAATCAAGCAAATGTAAATGCAGGTTGGAATTTTGAATGGAGTTGGTCTGAATCTTGTCAATTTACAAAATATAAAAAAGGTCAATATTATGATTGGCATTGTGATAGTTGGGACAAACCTTATTTTAGACCAGAAGATCCACAAGATCCATCAAACGGTAAGATAAGAAAGTTATCAGTAACGGTATCATTATCAGATCCAAAAGAATATAAAGGTGGCGAGTTAGAGTTTGATTTTAGAAATTTTGATCCTGATAAAAAACCTAATATTAAAAAATGCACAGAAATATTACCTAAAGGAAGTTTAGTGGTCTTTCCTTCATTTGTATGGCATAGAGTATGTCCAGTAAAAAGAGGCGAAAGAAAAAGTTTAGTCATCTGGAATTTAGGGTGGCCGTTTAAATAGGAGTATATAATGAAAAAGAAGAAAAAGAAAAGTTATCCTTTACAGTTATCAAGAGAAGAATATTTTAAGAGTCCTATATGGTGGGCAGACGAGCCAAGTTTTGTTAATGATTTAAATAAATCATCTGATTCATATATTGAAGAAGCAAAAAAAGTTATGAAAGAAAAAATAGATGATAGAAATAAAAGACATGGTAATAAAGGTGATATGGGTTATGTGTTTCACTCAACAACATTAATTGGTGATCCTAAGTTTAAACAATTACAAGATTATATTGGTGCAACCTCTCATAATTTACTAGTTGAAATGGGTTACGATTTAACTAATTATGATGTATATACCACAGAATTATGGGTGCAAGAATTTCCTAAAAAAGGTGCAGGACATCATACTCTACACACACATTGGAATGGTCATATATCAGGTTTTTATTTTTTAAAAGCAAGTGAAGCCACATCAATGCCTTTGTTTGAAGACCCTAGACCAGGTCACTTAATGAATGGATTACCAGAAGCAGATAAAGATAAAATTTCTTATGCCTCTACTCAAATAAATTACAAAGTTAAACCAGGAAGAATGATATTTTTTCCATCATATTTACCACATCAATATGTAGTAGATATGGGTTATGAACCGTTTAGATTCATACATTTTAACTGTCAGGCTATACCAAAAGGAGTGTTAAATGGTTAAAGTAAATAAAAAATATTTAAAAAAAGTAAATAAAAATATGAAAAAAGCGTTTATTCAAACTATACTAGGTCATTTTGATAAGAAGAATAAGCCTGATTTTGTTAAAAATTTAATTAAAGAGAAAGTGAAGTTGAAAGGAAAAAATGTCGTTCAAAAAAAATAAGTTTAGTGTTTTAAAAAATGCTATTTCACCAGAGTTAGCAGAATTTGTTTATAGGTATTTTTTAAATAAAAGGAAAGTTTCAAGATTTTTATTTGACCAAAAATATATATCACCATTTACAGAATACTTTGGTGTATGGAATGATGAGCAAGTTCCAAACACATATTCACATTATGGTGATATTGCAATGGAAACTTTATTAGAAGAAGTTAAACCTGTTATGGAAAAACACACAGGATTAAAATTATCTGAGACATATTCTTATGCTAGAATATATAAAAAAGGTGATGTATTAGCAAGACACAAAGATAGATATTCTTGTGAGATATCTACTACATTAAATTTAGGTGGTGATCCATGGCCAATCTATTTAGACCCAACAGGTAAAGAAGGTCAAGCAGGTATTAAAGTAAATTTAAAACAAGGTGATATGTTGATATACTCTGGTTGTGATTTAGAACATTGGCGAGAAGAATTTACAGGTAAAGATTGTGGTCAAGTATTTTTACATTACAATAGGGCAAAATCAAAAGCTGCAAAAGAAAATCAATTTGATAAAAGACCTTTTATAGGTTTACCAGCATGGTATAAAGATTTTAAATTACCTAAAAAGTAATGAAAAATATTGAAGACTACATCATAGTTAAAAATACTATACCTAAAAATATATGTAAAGAAATAATTGATGAATCTAATACCAGACAATGGGTAAAACATCAATGGAATAATTACAATACTGGCACAAACAAATCTGAATCTACAAAAGAATTAGATATTATGCCATCTACAAAAAGTCAACAAGACAAACTTAGAGCACCAATTAGAAAAGCATTAGATCAATATCAACAACTATGCTCATGGGATGGTGAAAAAACAGGATCAACTTGGTTAACTAGTTACTCCACTATTCGTTTTAACAGATATCAAGTTGGCACTATGATGAGAAGACATTACGATCATATACATGATATATTTGATGGTAAAAGAAAAGGCGTTCCTTTAGTATCTATTGTAGGTAATTTAAATGAAGAATACGAAGGATCAAAATTTACTTGTAGAGATACTACAATCAAACTAAAGACAGGAGATATATTGATGTTTCCGTCTAATTTTATGTACCCTCATGAGGTAACAGAATGTACAAAAGGCACTAGATATTCATTTGTTAGTTGGGCGTTTTAAATATATTATAAATATAAGAAACGATTAACGGGAACCTGACTAATGGCAATGATACAAAATATCACGATAGATCAAGATTGTGATTTTACAGAAACATTAACTATCAAAGATTCAACAGGAACAGTTGTAGATTTATCTAACGAAACAATAACTTCTAGCATGAGAAAGACGCATTTGTCTGCTACGGCTTATTCTTTTACAACTGCAAAAGTAAGTGCTACAGATGGCACTTGTACTATTACTATGACAGACGCTGTGACTTCAACTCTTGCTGAAGGTAGATATGTTTGGGATTTAACAACAACAGATTCATCTGGATTGATTACTAGAAGAATTGAAGGAAGAGCAACGGTTACGCCAAGCGTGACTAGATCGTAATATGTCAACTAAAAAATATTTACAGAATGGTAAGTGGCCAGGTATTAAACAAGATCAAACAGTAAAACTGTCACAAGTTGAAGGCGATTTAGAAATAGATGTAGATATTGAGAAACAAATAGCACAATTACAAGAAGCAAGATTAGCAGGTGAAATAGAAAAACCAAAAGAATTATCAATTGATCCTGAGAAACAATTAAATGAATGGCACCTTGAAAAAGGATTAAAAACTTTTCTTGCAAATGTAGAATTTGAAAAAGAAGATTTAGATAAAAAAATAAAAGAAGAAGACGCTAAGATATCTGCGTTAGAAGAGCTGTTTGGTGGTTTAATTAATAAACCTAAAACAAAAGAAGAAATAAAATTAGAAAACACCGAAGTAATTTCTGAAGATTCTTTTAATGAACTATCTGAAGAAGAAAAAAAAGAAAGAGAAAAAATAAGACTTAAAGCTTTAGGTGAATTATTTGAAAAGAAAGTTATAGAAGAAAAGATAGAAGAAGAAAAAGAGAAACAAAAAAGATTAGAAGAAGAAAGAAAACAAAAATTATTAATTAATTCTGGTTTAGAAAAACCAAAAGTTATATTAGATGAAGAAACAATAAAAGCACAACAACAAGTAAAAGAGAAATATGGACAGGCAGGTGCAAAAGCATTACAAGGATTAATGAATGCTTCTGCTAAAGAAATAGAAGCAGATCCACATATCATAGATAAGGTTCTTTCTCATATTTCAGAAATGAAAGTTGCTAATGAGTTAGATAAAGACAAG